AGGAGGCTTGCTTTACAAAAACAATGCCTTCAGGGTCTCTTGAGGAGCTTACAGTAGAACTCTTAGCTACTGTCTTACTCTTGTTTAAGACAAAAGTATAATCAGCTACCGTGAATAACCTTAGGTTATCTCTTGCATCATTGGTAGTAATATATGTAAGTGCATCTCCTGTGTCACCACTTATGCTCTGTGAGTTACCACTTAAGTCTGTTAGTTCTATCTGTGTACCAGTGAAGTCACTAGAAAATGCAGCATCAAACTGATCTGAAGCTAGTACCAGTACAAATCTTTCAGTCTCACTTCTATCTATGAAGTGTACTTTAGCATCTGTATCTGTCTTGTTAGTTATCTTAGCAACGTGTTCTAATGGAGGTCTCTTTTTAAGACCTTCAGCAATAGTAACCATGCCATTCTCTTGTACTTCACATTGAGAAGCAAGTCTTAAACTAGGTGGTTGCTGTGAAACTCCATTGATTAGATTGCTTATTTGTTCTGTAATTAAGGGCATCTACCATAATTTCCGGTGAAGCTGAGTCGTATTTAACATATCTAATGTCCCATAAGCTTCTGCTTCTTCTTGTCTGTTTACAGTTTCAGCTGAGACTTGTCCTATAATTTCTTCTTGGAAAATCCTAGCAGCTCTAGTAGTTACATATTGTCTAAAAGTATTAGGTGTATCAACAAAGTCTAGTAAAGTAATAGTAACAGCATTGTTTAAATTCTTAGTCCAAGTAAAGGTATTGTTATCTAAATCATAAGCATACATACTACCAGACCTACCCCTAATGGTCATTAGCTGTCCTGGTTGATACACAGAAAGAATAGACTCACTAAGTGGAATCCTATTGTCACTATCCCTAGTTAACACTACATCCCACTCTGTATTAAAATGCCATCCCTTTTGTTGAGCTGCTCTGTTTACATTAGAAAGTAAATTCTTTGCTTGAGTTACTTCTACTGTAGTAGCTGTTTCCAAACTAGATACAGCAGCTTCACCTATAGCAGCTAGAAGTATATTAACAGCTTCTAATTCTGTTACAGGTGTTAAGGAAATAAAAGCCATTTTAAGTCACCATGCTGTGAGCTGTAAGTTGACACATACGACAAGTAATATTATCCGTTGAATCTACATTACCAATAAATACACTTAGGTAATCATTAGTTGCCATTGAAGCAAATCCTGAGACTGCTATAGGTACAGAGTTAACAGTTACAGAAGGAGTAAAACCACCCATTTTAGCCCCAGTAACTATTGTTCCATTTTTAGCTACTGCCATTACTACTTCCTTACTAACAATAGAAGTATTAATTTCAATCATAGCACTACAATCAAACTTAACATTTGTTGTAGGTGTACCTGTATATCTTAAACGTCCATCTGCATTCATATCAAATTCATTAGCAGTAGGAGCTGTACTTAAAGTAAACGTACCACCTGTAGTTACTTCAACCATGTTAGTTAAAGAAGTAGGTGTGACGTTTGCTTGTCCTGAAATCGTTGTTGATCCAGCTGTACTTAAATAGATGCTTCCTTGTTTAACTTGACAGGTCTCAACAAGATCACGCAAGTCCTGAGGTGTAATAGAACCAGCTGCTTGACCATCTTGAAACAAGTTAGTAACTAGAGCACTTACGGTTCTACTTGTATCAGTCATTGTTTCCTCAAATAAAAAACAAGGAGCCTAAGTTACCCTAGGCTCCTCTTAGATTAACTCTCAGTAACAGTAGTTCCACTACCACTACCTTGTATCATAATATTAAATCCACCAGTACAGGCTGTAGACCCACTTGCAGATTTAGCAGCTAAACGTACAATAGATTTAGCTGGACAAACAAAAGGTACATTACCAGGAAATGAAAAGAATCCTGGCACTACTTGTGAAGTTGTAGCAATGTCATTGTCTGGTTCAGACACATACATCTCCGCTACAGTATCCCAAGTTTCTGAACTAGCTGCGCCTTGAAGCCCATGTCGAGCAATCTGAAGAGCAAAGTATGCTCCACCAGCAGACGTAGCTACAGCAGTTACGTTCCCCCAAAAGCCATGAACATATCCAGTATGTCCAGCTGGTATCTTCCACCAGCAGTTATGAATACCATAGTCTCCTGCTTCTATGAGACCTAAGTTATTTCCAGCAGCATCATTGGAGAAAGTTAGCGTACCAGCAGCAGCCAAACCAGAGCCAGCAGCTGTGATGTACGCTTCGTTAACAAAAGTCCAATCTGTATCACCTTGCTCAACAATACCTGTACCATTCAAAGTCAGATCAGCTTCTTTAATATTAAAAGAAGTATCCAATCCCTTGACCTTTACAGTCTGAGCACCAGTTCCAGCAGGAGAACCATCGTCAGCAGCATCACCACCAACAACTTCTATACCATCTCCAGCTGTACCTAGCTGAGTAATATCAGCATTGAGGTTTGTCATTAACTCATAAGATGTACCAACAGTAGCATTATCAGCATACACCGTATGCAATGATACATTAGTAACTGTTTGGGCAGCGACCGATAAAGGATCAGCTACAGCAGCAATATCAACCATAATCTGTCTCCTTTAATTTATGAGGTTTTAAATTCAACACAACCTTCAGGACGGATAAATCCGTGACCCATTGCATACTTAGCTACAATGATCCAACCCTGATTCTTAATGCTGTATTCAGTTTCAACTGCAAGGTTCAACAACTTAACAGTAGCTACAGATGACTTGTGCATAACGAGTGCTTTAGTCGTACTGAAGTTACCATCATGTGTCGTTACTTGAGAGGAACTAATATTACTAATAGGTAGGTTATTAGTCTTCACAATGTGAACACCAGCTACCTTCATTACTTCACCTTCTGCATAAACTCCACGTCCACCCCAATCACGATTGATCAGGTCAGTAGTCTCAGCCATGAGATAATACTGAGCAGGTCTTACATACATATATCTATCATTCTCAGGTACATTATTTTCATCCAGTTGTTCAGCAGCATCAAATAAACCACCACCTAACGTAGCACCAGACGTACCATAAGAAGCATTAGTAAGTACAGAACCACCATTACCACCACTAACCAACGTAGCGGAACGTGCTCCTAGTACTCCTTGTTGTAATACATTTTGATCCCATTGTGTACCCAAGGCAATACCAGCTTCCTTAGCGTAGATAGAACGTACCTCAAAGTGAGACATAGCCTCATCAAGGTTGTTCACAAAGTGATCAGCAATAAGCAGACCATCAATAGAGATGACCTTCTCATTTTTATGGATGATCGTACCATCCAACTCAATACCAGTGGTTCCAGTATCACCTGAGCCATTGATATAGGCATACTCAGTAGCAGCAGTTTTCCATACTAGAGGAAACTGTGCAGAGATACC